GGTGCCGCTCCTCGTTGTTGACTAGTGAGTGGTTCCCTGCATACATCAACTGAAAGTTCTTGACGATATCTTGCAGACTTACATATTGGTATGAGCCCCAGTTCTCATTCTCTGGAGTAGCACCGCTGTTTTCGTAGTATTGATATTGGGATATATAAGCCATGGTTTATTATTGTTGTACGCTGAATGATGGTTGTTCGTGCGCTTGTTGTGTCATTCCGAATTGAACTACCTCGGTCTCTCTGATAGACATACCGGCGTATTCCAAGATCTTAGTAATCAACTTGTACTCATAATCTGGAGACAATTCAAAATCTTGATAGTCTGGTTGCGTCTGATCAAATACAGGCTCACCACCTGCCAAGTTAATATATGTCCATTTTGGAACGAATGGGTATCTGAAGTAGTTGGCAATCACTTGACCCGGAATCTTGTAACTCACAGGCGTGACTGTCATTACGGTAGCCTGCTGTGTGTACGCAGGGAATAAGGTTGATGGGGTTGTGAGCATTGACGTGTTCAACAATGTTGATTTTGACTGCGTCAACTTCTCTGCCTCTACCGCTGCGCTTGCTTTTAATACCAAGAAGTTAGCAGGGGTGGTGGTGAATATGTTGTTGTCCAATAACAAAACTGTATTGCTAGAAACCAATACTACATTGGCAATTGTATTTGTGGTGGTATTAACTACTACATCTCCCGGTACGATATTCGCAGTCAAGAAGTTTGCGGTAGTAGAAACCAACTGAAAAGATACCACAGAGGTATTCGCTCCGGTCTTCAATACTGTTGGATAGCATATAACCTTGACCATCATGTAGTACTCATCACCAGTGGTGATTGTACTTGGAAGCAAGAATACACTACCTGCAAAGTTCTGAAGAGGTTTGTTGGAAATAAAAATCTCCATTGCTTCCTCGTAAGTTCTTCTTAAGTCCGCATATCCCACGCCAGACTCGCGCCTGTTCTCCATCGTGATGATCTTGCTATACGAAGAAAACATCTCTTCGTACAATTCCATCTGCGCTTGACTAGCAAACAAGTTGAAGTCTGATGGAGATATATATCCGTAATTGTTCTTATTCAATATGGACAACACGGTATTTCTTACTTCATTAATCATGTTATTGTTTAAAGCAAAGATAAACAAAAAAAAAGAGGGAGCGTTTGCCCCCTCTGATTGATAAGAAATAAAGTTTATTAGATCATCTCTAGACTCTTGTCTAGAAGTTTCAATGCATCAATACCTTCGTCGGTCTGTAGGTATAAGGTAACCTCAACGTAGGGATCTGATCCGAAAGGAATGTTGATCATCTTCTTCTTGCTTGAAGGAGTGTTGAACCAAACTTCCTTGTTTCCGTTTCTAAATGCCAAAACCTTTCCGTCAAAGTACTTGCGTACATTGGACTCTAGTTTCAACATCGGATCATTAATCAAGTTCAAGAATCCTCTTGGATCTTGCTTTGCGTAAATCAATACATCTCTTTTTAATTCGGCAGTACTAACGACCGCTGGGTCTTTACCAAACAAAACTCGAGATACATTTTCCAATTGATCGATGGTTAATGAACGTGCTTCAATCAAAGCATCCACTTCTTCATTTAAGAATTGTACTTCCGCTTGAGCATCTATCGCGTGGTTTACTTCTGCGAATACGTTGTTCATCATCGGATGGTAATACAAAAACTGCTGAAGAACGGGATTGTTCTTTGGTACGCGGAGCATACCGTCTTCGAAAATCACAGGCTCAATGAGTGGATTACCATCTTGCTCATCCTCGAATGGGCTCTTTTGGTTTATCGCATACCTCAATGGGCGATTAGTATTTGAGTCTTCGTCAAAATACAATAATGGGAATCTCCTAGTACTCCTTGAAGGAATAGTAAATGAAAGGGGAGATGAGTGAATTAGTTTGTAGACTTTGTCTACGGGTGTTGCGTTTTTTTTCATGATATAATTTGATATGATTTTTTACTTTTTAAAAAGGAGAGCGCCGCTAGCAGCACTCTCCAGATTAAATGAATCAACTTTTTTTATTTCGTTAGTGATTAAGCACCGTAACGGAACAATACGAAGTTGTTAGCACCCAAGGTACATACACAACGCTCAGACAAGAAGTTAACTTCCATAGCATCCAAGTCGCTAGTAGCAGCACCACCGGCAGAACCTGTGATCCAAGTCTTATAACGACGATCCTCTGTAGCAGTTGCTCTGTAACGAACGTGCAAGAAAGGACGCTTAGCGTTCTTGCCCAACACCTGATCGTAAACAGTTGTAGAACCAGCAGGAACCAACAATCCAGTGATAACGTTTGCAGTGCTTGCACCTGTAGTAGAAGCAGTCAAACCACCACGCATTGTAGGATCGTTTAGGTATTTCCAATCTGTCTTGTAGAAGTCATAACCACGACGGAATCCGCTGAACCCAAGGTTCAATGCCATGTTCACGTCGTTCTCGAACAAACCAAAAGAGGCAGCGTTAGAAGAACCTGAAGCATTGTAACCATTCAAGGTAGCCAACATATCGTCGATGTCGAAACTGTAATCACGGTTTACGAAGATTACGTTTTCTTCGATAGAACCCTGTTTGTCCAAACGAGAAACGATAGAATCGAAGTCAGCCAAAGTGGTTGGGTTACCACCGCCCCAAACGTTTCCGCGGCTGTTCACAACGTAGAACACACCTTCAGAACCTTTGAAACCAGCAGCAACGGCACCAGAACCAGCAACAGCAGGAACTGCTTCAATCATAGCGGTCTCCAAGTAATCTTCGAAACGCAAACGAGTCTCGTGCTCAGACTTCAAGTACCACAAGAAACCAGATGCACCGTTTTCAGTAGTAACTTCAATCCATCCGATCTGAGCCATGTCAGAACCAGATACAGCATACTTGTCCTTGATGATGATAGGGCTGTTGTCGAAGATTTCATCTTCTGCTTCCAAAGAACCCTGCATTCCGTTAGTTCCTTTTTTGAATTCAGAACCGTAAATGAAGATAGTGAAAGTGTTACCAGAAGATGCGTTAGTCATACCGGCTGCTTCGTAGAAAGCAACATCGATAGTAGCAGCAGCGGTGTTAACAGCAGTGATGATACCTTTGTTCTGGGTAGGACCAGCAACGTTAGGAGTGATCACAACAGTTTGGCCTACACGCAAAGCGATAGTACCAGCAGTCAAACCAATAGCAGCACGGTTAGGAACCAATACATCATTGATAGTGAAAGTTGCGGTATCGGCTGTAGTCAAAACAGTTGTAGTACAGTTGATGTACTTAATGTGCAAACGGCCTTGTTCAGCCCATTTGATCATATCTGAGTTTGATGGCATTTCGGCGCCAACCATACGCAAGAAAGAAGAGATAGTACGATTACCGTAACGCTCAAATTCTTTCTCGTAAGTATCAGGAAGATACTGGTTCAAGAAGTTGAAGTCGGTAATGTAGTTAGTAGATAGGGGGACCTGTTGCGCACTCGGCTGCAACTGATAGGTCGGGGTGGATAAAACTGCCATTGTAGTTTAGTTTAGTTTAGTTTTTAGATTTTTTTGATACTTCGGATTTTTAAGCCTTTGCCGGCATCAGGATCAACCACTTTAACCTGGAACCCGTCACTCGCCATCGGCTGAGGTGATTGTCTCTCGCTCATATTAATGTTCTTAATTCTGCGAGTAACATCATCAGTCGCGGCTGATCTGCCTTGTTCATAAAAGTACTTGGCAAACCTTTCGGGATTCATTGCTACCGCTAGCGCTCTATGATAACCCGTTGCATCATTGATCATCCCATCTTTATCCAAGTACTTCGATATGAAGTTCGTTGGTGTTAGTTGGGCTTTCTTCAATTCAGCAGCATCCCCCGGTGTAAATCGTAAAACTTGGTCGTCTAACTTAAATTCAAAACCTTTGAACTCATTGTTAAATACCTCGTCGGTCTTCTTTGAAAACCACTCACGCTTACGCTCGGTCTCTTGCTCCATAGTTTTTGCCTGCGATATATATTGCTTGTAAGCCTGCAATTCTTCTTTTTCTTCTGGAGAAACGTTCGCCGTACTTGACTCAAGGGGCGTTTTGTATTTCTCTTTTTGAGAGTTGAAGTACTGTTTGGCTTCTGCAACCATTTTTTTCTTGGATAGTTTGGCTCTTCTGATAGTTGAGTCATCGTCCAAGTCCTCATTGTATGAGTAGTCTTCCATCATGACATCAATATCATCATCATCCAATCCAGCCTGTGTTGCCTTGAGGTAACTGCGAAGGACATCGTCAGGCGCCATAGAATCAAAGTCTTCCTTCAACTTGATGAAGTCTTCAAATCCTCTGCCTGTTTCCTTGCGGTAATTCAAGTATGCTGATACGTCTGCTGGCAATTGCTCGTCAGAACGTTCAGAAACCAACTCATCAAAAGAGTTGATCTGTTTATTGTAGCGCTTGCTAATATAAGAAAGAACGTCTTGCTCTTGAAGTTCAGCCTCTATCGGTTGTGGGGCCAGCTCTGGATCGGGATCTGGTTCTAGACTTGGAGCGGGATCAACATTGTTGATTTGCTCTTCGTGTTTCTCTAGCAACTCTCTCTCGAGTTCCTGTACTCCTTTGGCCTCAATAGCCTTTACTTCTCTTACTTGGATTTCCATTTTGATTAGATTTAATTTTTACAAATTTATATATTTTTTTCAATATCGTTTAGCGAGGCTCGAACACCGACAAATCAAAGCCGTCCAAGGTATCCTCGCTAGATTCGAAATTGATTGGCGGCAAGTCATTCTTGCGCTGATTTATTAGCTTCGATTGCTCGCTGTTCTGCTGGCTTATTCTCTTAGCCTTAGCGTCTTCCTTAGATTGCTCTCTCTTGGAAATCTGCTGCTCATCCATGCCGGCAAGAGTCATGTTATATCTGAACTCCTCTGCCATTAACTGCTGCTTAAGACCTGCTTCTGCCTTCAACATCTCAATTTGGAAAGCCACCTCGGCTTGTTTGATCTGCATCTTGGCTTGGCTTTCTGCTTGAATCTTCTGAAGGGCAGACTGTGAAGCCATCTGTTGCAACTCCATGTTCTGCTGTGCAGTCATCTGTTGCTGCATCATAGCCATCTTGTCCTTCTGCTCTTGCAACTTGACACGCTTCACCTTCAGCAATTGGTTTGCCATCTTAAGGTTCTTAATCTCACGGATGTCAATTGCATCCTCAAGATTGATGTCACCTTTAGATAAAGCCATCTGTATGTTGGCTTCAAGTTGAGCGCGCTCTTCTTCGTCCGGCGCTATCTCCAAGAAAATACCAAAGTCATAAATGTATAAGTCCTTGATTTCATTT